TGCCTGCCTTGACCAGGCCACGCAGCACAGCCATGCGCTCTACGATCTCGTAGTAGCTATGCGCATGGATAGACGTAGGCACGCCATCAGTAAGCTCAGCTAGGTACAGCATCGGCACCGAAGATGTGGCCAGTGCATTGGACACAGTAACGATGTCGACGGCAGCTCCAGACGTGTGAACATCTACGATGGCACGCGCAATCTTAACGTGGCGTGGATCGTAGAAGTCGTCCGGCGCTAGCTCGAACTCAGAAAGCACAGCCTGGTCGATAAGGATCGACCCTAGTAACGAGCGCTCTGCCTCAATAGAGTGCGGGGTTTGATGCATAGATTACCTCCTTGTCTAGTACTGTCGTGCCGCATGTCTCCTCAAAGATATCGCCGTGCACTATCTCTATCTTACTCTCAATCTCTACGCAGCCCCATGCGTCACAGCTGTAGCATCCAACCGACGTGGCCTGACGGCTATCAGCTACCAGCTTGGGCTCGTGCCCAAGCGTAAGGGCGAACCTGATGGCAGCTGCCTCGAGCTTGCCAATCCTTGTCCTCTCCCGGAAGTACTTATCCCTGTTGCTCATCGTCCGCCTCCTTAACTCTATCCCACATGTAGCACGGCTTCATGGTGCCGGCGTCAATCTGCTTGCGGTACTTGCCGCAGATGGGGCACTCGCCCACTCCGATGTCAGCGTCCTCCGTATCGTACATCAAGAACCCTCCTAACTGTAACCAGCACACTGCCTGTTGCCAACGTGGACAGTCGCATGAATGCTGCCGGCGACAAGTCTATCATATGTTTCGTCTTCTTGCTGCAGAGGCAGTCGCGTACCGTGACGACGACACATCGGCCAGGGTATTTGACCCTGCACACCTCTACCTTGTAGGGCTTGTCGCGGAACTTGAACCCCGGCACAGCTGCGTACCAGATAAGTTCGCCCCCACGCCCACCCTCAGAGATGGGGACGTAGGGGCTACAGGTATTGCGATACCCACCGTAGCAACCCTTAGGGCCGCCCGGTGTGGTATCGCCATACCAGGAGGCTAGGCCAGTCTGAACTCCCGTAGTTTGAAAGGCCATCGCCACTGCTAATACTAAGCTAATCATTTAGATCCTCCGTACTGCGACCGTTGAGGATGGAGTTCATCCTGCATACGTCACACGTACGGTAATCTAGATGCTCATGCTTTGTCAAGGGGTCCTTTTTCTCGAGGCCACCCAGTGACTCATACTCAATGCCAAACCTTCGGCAATACTCGCGGATGCCAATACCCATACGCTTAGCATCCTCCTTAAAGAAATCAGCCGCGTCCTGATCTTGTTTCTTGGTCACGCCACTTCTCCGCCAGATCTAATGCTAGCGCTCGAGCTGACTCCGGACCAAGCAAGTCAGTACCTTCCGCCAGGACAGAAGCCAATGGGGTGCTCTTGTCATGGTGGGCAACGTGTGCCTTCCATCCACCGTTACTGTAGATGACAGTGATGGATGCCGCCCTCTTGCCGTTGATCAAGACAGGCATTACTTCAATCTCAGGAAGGGACATTGTCTTCCTCCCTCGATACCTTGCTCCACTTCCCCTGCCCAAGGGCAATGAGGATGGCAGCATAGTTGATTGTGTCGATCAGCGCATCGTGCACCTCAGCGTTGTACCAGTCCTCGTCGACGACCAGCTGGCCCTTCTCAATCTTTCCATTGAGGGCATTGGCAATGCGGCCAACCTTGTCCATAGCCATGCGTGAGAACACGCCGACCGGGCCCTGGTTCTCCACGTTGACAGGTCCATACGACGCTTGTCGCGTGACCATGATGCCGTGCGCCTCAGAGAATAGATCGCGGAAGTAATGGCTGAACGCCTCCGGAACCCGGTTACTTCCTGGTTGCAACATAGATGAGGATTGCTGCGCTGACTGCCTCAGCAGGTCGATCGATGCCGATTGCAAGTCCCGCTGCTGCCGCAACCAGAGCTGGTCGCGTGCCGCTTGAGCTTGCTGCTGCCTTCGCCACCCGTGTAAGTCTCTCAATGCCTTGAAGTTTTTCTTCTTGTCCATCAGGTGTTGTCGCCATTGGCGCCCTCCTTAGCTAGAACGTTTGCCGCACTCGCCGCGATGTTGTCGGCATCTGGTACCTCCAACTCCTTGAGCCGGGTGCGAATAAGCTCAAAGATCTTTGCCCATGACACTGCCAGGTCAAAGCTATTCAGTTTCTTCCGTGGACGTTGCATCGTCGCCTCCAATCAAGTTGAGGAAGTCGGTCTCCTCAATGATAACTACTACCCTCCGCTTAGCCCCAGATCCTGGGGCATCACCAACTACGAGGAGCGGAACCTGATCCGCCTTACGAGGTACTGCCTGTAACCATCGCCAGAACTTCTCGCTAAACATCTGACCGCACTTGGCCTGGATGTTGAACTGCCCGGCAGCTACATCCTCTGGCCCACCGTACTGGCCAACCCGCTTACCGCCAAACTTCTTGGCGACCTCCCGCTCGAAGGCATTACCCCTCGAGCGGTTGAGTCTACCCCTACGTGAGGCATCACTCACTTAGGACCTCCCCCACTAGGTTATCGTACGTGTCCTCCAGGAACACGGGCATGCCACGCCCGATGTACGCACCTGCAATGTTGTAGTCAAAGTACTCAACAGCATCGTCATACGCAGACTGAGCAAGCTCAGCTCGCTCCTCGTCTGACGTGTTGACCCTGTTGTTGATCTCCTTGACAATGTCATTGGCAATCGTTTCGATGATCGCCTTCTTGCTGTAGATAAAGATGAACACCTGGCCCCCTTCGGTGAACTGCTGGCCCACGCCAATGACGCAATCGTCAAAGCCGTCAGCCTTCCAGGCCTCGATGCTATCTACCAGCTTCATGGAAAGCTCTCGCCTACCCATTCTTCTTGGCTCGCAGTGGACCGTACTGTAGCGGCGCAATGTCAGACACCAGCATGGTGAAGTACATCTTGCCGTTGTACTCGCGGTCCTCGTTCAGCTTGCCCACAACGTGGACGTTCGGACGTGGGTCCTTCTCCTGTGAGATAGCCCAGTCGTACACCTTGCCAACGTGTGCCTCAGACTCAGCGTCGAAGAACCGTAGCGTCACGTAAGCGTAGCGGTCAGGTGCCGGATTGCTCCGGTCGCTGTCTGCCCACTCCTCGTAAGCTGCGGTCTGCATCGTGCCGTAGACCTCGAGATAGTTGTTGCCGTTCTTTGATACCTTGTTGACTGGCGTCTTCTTGTCGCTCAGCCAGATGTCTAGTCTTGCCATCAGAATGCAAACTCCTCTTCCACTACATCAGCCTTCTTCTTGGTTGGCTGTTGAACCACCCCGTTGAAGAGATCCTTGGCCTTAGCGGCGATGATCTCGTCGTCGGTCTTGCCGTCTGCCTCAGGGTCGTCACCTGTTGGGATGAGGAACCCAGTGAGCAGCGCGTACTTGAGTGCGCCGGTAGCTGCCTTATACGCAGCCTTGTCGCCGCTGTCCGCCCCTGTGCCGATGGACTGGAACGAGATAGTCTCTCCGGTCTCACCGTCAGTCAGCGTCCAAGTGAAGCGAAGGGTGAGCAGCGCCTGCTTACCAGATGGGGTCAGCCCCTCGCTAATCACGTCGATGTTGGTCGGGGTCATGGACACGCCAAGCTTGCTCAGCTCAGCACGTACCTTGTCCGCAACGGCAGAAGCCTGTACGAACTTGTACCCCTGGGCGCTGTTCGTGCCGCCCTTCTGCACGTAGCCAACGGCCTCCATGACCTTGGCAATCTTCGTAGCTAGTGCGCTCTTCATGTTACCCCCTGCACTTGGTGAGCCACTGGCACCCGCCACATGGCCACATCTTTTGTGGGCTCTTGCCCTCCGGCACTGGGAGCTGGAACGGAATACGCCCCTGCTCCTTAAACTTATTGCCGACCTCGAGAACCCTGATGGCCCTATCATACCAGTCCCTGTCAATAGTGTACTCACTAATCAGGAAGTCATCCTTGCTGACGTACACCACACGGGCAGCGACCTTAATGCTAGGGTCGAGCGTGCGCTCAAGGGACACAGCATAGCTGGCAGCCTGGATGGCGTGCTCTGGCTTCGGCCCCTTTAGATACTTAAACCCGTTAGAGTTCATGGACTTCATCTCGATGACCTCGAGCTGGTCAGTGTCGGCCCACTGTACTAGGTGGTCGATGTTTCCAGAGAAGTTGTACTCCGGCATCTCGACTGGCACCTCCGACTTGAACACAGAGAACTGACCGGAAGCCCTAAGGTTCCGCTCGAATGCCTCTGCGATGACGTGGCCCTGTTCGAAGATGCGGTACAGCCGATCCTCGAATGGGTTGGTTACAGGTTCGCCGGTCGCCTCGTAGTACTGCTGACGCAGGCACGAGCCCAGCTTGCTGCCACGAAAGAACGTACCGGAAGGACGATCCTTACGGTTAGCTTTCAACCCCAGGTCGAACGCCTTAGCTATTGTGTTCATAGCTCCTCCTAAAACTAAAAGACCCCCAGTGGGTCCGTCCACTGGGGATCTTAGTACACCCCTAAAGGGATGTCAAGCGTTACTTCTTACGTGCGATCAGGCAGCGCTTGTGCGGCGCATCCCCCTTCGAGCTGGCGATCTGCTTGAGCTCAGCCCAGGTAACAGGGACGCCGTACGTCTCCTTGCCGGTGCCGCTCATCGTTGGGTCCGCCCACTCCAGGCCGTCAGCCGTAAGCGCAGCGCAGGTCATGTGACCATAGGTCTTACCAGGCTTACGCTTCTGGTGACCCTTGTGCCAAGCGCTCATTGTGATAACGGGATAGTTAGAAGCCTGCTCAACGTTGATCAGGACAACAGCCCCGCCCTTTACGGCGTTGACTACGGACACCCAGTCCTTAGGGTACGTCACCTTAAGGCCAGCCAATGGGCCAGCCTTAACCAGCTGGTACAATGAAGTTGGATCAGGAAGACCATCGCGGTCCTTACGCCCAACTTTCTCGCCCCACTCCACGCCGTCGAGCGATGTGAACTTAGAGCCGGTGAGGTGGTTAGCTGCGCAGGCTAGCGTAGCCCAAGCGCAGTCATCCATCCAGTTGTCTGCAACCGTCTTTGTCTTCTTGCCCTCGATGTTATCTGTTTGCGTTACGATCTTTAGCTTGCTCATAGTTTCCCTTTCTCTAGAATCAACCGTGCGATATCCATCCAGTTGTTGCTGAAGCGCAGCCCACGGTCGTCGATGTATGCCAGAGCTGGCGGCTTACCCTTACCAGCGTAGACAGAATCGTACGGTACCTCCCACTGGTTGAGCAGGTTGACCATCTCATTCTCTCGCTCGATGCGATCCTGCCAGTTCTCCCAGGACCTGGCTGAGTGGACAAGGATCCTGTACCCCTGCTCTCGCAGCATGTGCAGCGCCTCTACGCAATCCTTCGCAGGAACCAAAGTGCCGAAGACCCTGACGACAATCGTGTCGTCAAAGTCCACGGCAATGGTCTTATCGAAGTGTTCCTGGATCTGGTCTTCGGTCATCGGTGAAGGATGTGCACCATCGGCTTAAGCTTGGCGTACACATCCCGGAGGACCAGCACGTCCGCCTCGCAGTGCTCGATGATCTTCTCGTAGGAAGCACGGTCACCGTGGTCCGCATCGTCCCACGTGCGTGGGTCAAGCGGAGTCTTCTTGTTCTGGACACCGAAGTACTTCGACACATTGTCAAGGGACTTGCGGCCAATCGCAATCGACGAACCAGTCGCCTTGTACATAAGGTCGAGATGCATGCGTGGATTGTACGGCTTGAACCCGTGATACAGCATGCGCGAGTTGAGTACCGGTACGTCAAACAACTTAGAGTTCCAGCCAACGATCACGTCGTACTTGTCGAGCTCCTCGCAGTATGCCTTCACGAGCACGCTATCATCCTGCCAGTTCTTGCCAGGGTGGGTGTCGTGGCTAAGCGTGATCACATTGCCCAAGCTGTCAGCGATAGATCCACACAGCATACGGCGCCAGTTACTGAACGTCGTCTCGATGTCAAAGTAGGCGATGTCGATCCCGACAAACGGCGGGGTCTTTGCTGCCTTCTTCTGTGCTGGCAAGAGATCTTCTGGGATCCCCTCAGCATAGCGCTTATGGAACTTCTGTACCTGATCCTTGCTCATGTTGAGCAACTCTCCAATCTTGGAGAAGGACAGGCCCTGCTCCTTGAGCTCGCCCACGCGGTCTACTAGGTTGGCCTTTGCCATTACTTACCTCCATTTGTCAAGGTGTCGTACACCTTGGCTGCCAGGGTAACGATACCGCCCAAGATGGACGCCACAATCCCTGCCTTCCATTTTGCCTCCAGATCCCCCGCTTGTCTAGCCCTCCGCACAGCTTTGTTGCCGGCAGCGTCAATCTCCAGGGCGCGGATGCGGACGTCAATCTCGTCGAGCTTAGACAGCAAGATCTCGAACTGACCCCGTGTCATAGTTGGAACCTATCTGGGCGACCAGCAATACGTGGAGCACCAGGGGCAGCGGTGCCTGAAGGCATAGTGTTTGGCGGAGGAGCGGGTGGCCCAGGCGGAGCGGGCGGGGCAGGTGGCCTTGGCTTCGCGGTGTCGTTGCTTGGCTGAGGGGACGGGCTGGCCTGCCTCTCCCAGGTAATGGCAGCTCCCTTAAACTTGTTGGGCTTTACCAGGTCCAGGGCTAGCCGCTCAGTTCCGTCGATCTTGGCAACCCACTGCATCCCCCCAACGTTGTAGTTACCAGATAGCTCATCACCGCCAACGGTAACACCCTTCCTTCTGACCACCACCTTAACCGTCTCGCCCAGCTTGGGTGTGCCGGCCATGCCGATTGGGCCGAACTGTTCAGTTCGCAAAGACACTCTGATTGCCTGGACGTCTGAGTCTTGGCCGTAGTCATTGATGATACCCTGTGCATAGTTAGCAGCAGCGTCAGAGGAAAGGAACCCGCCCTGGCTGATTACGGAAGGCAGAGCAGGGTTAGAAGCAAGAACCCCGGAGGCAACCTTAACGGCGCCCTTGGTCTTGGCTCCGCTTGACCCTTCCGTGCTAGCCCCGATGAGGAAGTCCGTGGTGGGGATTACCCTGGCTGACGTTACCTTAGAGCTGCGCTTGTTTGTTACATTGAAGTCTAGGATCTGGCCTGGGTAGATCAGGGTATACTGTGGATTTGGCGAGACAGAGTGGTGTACACTCAGCTTCTTCCCGTCAGGCGTAGCGGAAGGTACCCCATAAAAGTTAAATACAACCTTAGTACTGTCAATCCGTGAACTCATCTCGATGTCTGCCAGTTCACGCATGAAGTCTACCGGGCCTTGACCTGCTGTTACGTACGGGTGTTTGGTTGTTGTCGCTGTCCCTAAGTGCTCTACTGACATGAACTGGATCAGAGGCTTGCATGCCAACGCTGCCTTGGTAACTGTCCCGCCAGTTGCGGATGTAGAAGAAACAGGTTGGAATGATTGCGAAACATAGAACGTCATTCTGTCGCCAGAGATTTCTGTAATAGTATAGTTGGTATTAAAGTATGCAAGAGTAGTACCAGCAACGGACACAATGTTACCAGGGTTTACATCAACCGGTAACTTAGATGACAGCTGGAATACAAACCAGTAACTGTAGGTGCCTGATGGAGTAACACTTGTAGTGTAGTTGTTCTGGAAGCAGTTGTTGATGTTGACCGTTACAGCTGGGTAGTCATCTGACCTATCCAAGATATTAGCTGGGTCGCTGGTATTGAATAGATTATCGAATGCTGTATTGATTGCGTTGGTCTGCAGTCCAGCAGTAAACGTTGACTCTGGGGCTCTAGTGGTTGCGCCCCAGATGTATTGGTTGTAGTCAGCAGTGGCGTCGGCAGGACTTAGGTTTCCGTAATAGTATGGAGTTACGTAGAACTCGTAGCTCACACCCTCTGACAGAATCGACAGGGTTCTATTTAGATCTACACCAGTGTGGTCTTCGGTGGCAGAGTCGTAGTTGGAAACAGGTCGAAGTTTAACGGTAAAGTTAAGTGCACCGTACCCGCCACTTGTGTATCCAATATCTAGTGTACTTGGTGCAAGGTAATCATCAAACTCTACCTTAGCAAGTGGACCGCCTGGGTTAGAGCTAATGATGAAACCGATCTTACCCTTTGCCGATGAGCTTGTGCCAATAGAGAAGTTGCCCTCGATAAGCTTGCCTGTTTCACCATCCTGAAACTGGTTGGCTGTGCTGTCCCTCCAAATATATAGTGCGCCCTTAATGATAACCGTTCCAGTCTTAACTCCGCTGACCTCTTCGTACTCCACAGTGATCGCGTCTCTGGTACCTGTTGGGTTTGTGTTGGAAGCTGCGACCCCTGAGTACGCAGAGATCTTTCCAACGTTAGGGTAGGTGGAGTCAGTTGAGGAAACTGCGTATCCTTCCGATGCCCTGGCCCTATCCTTAGTCACTGCGGCTGCGATTATAGCCTTCGGCGTGGTCGACAGGATAGTAGTGGCGTCTAGGTTTGGGATAGCCTTGGCTCCCAGCTCTGGGCCATGTATAGGGGTGTAGTACTTGTTAAGGGTGGTCATGTAGTCTGCCCCGCTTACAACAACCTCGTTAGCCCCGGCGTCGTAGTCGGTAATAAACCCTGACTGGATAGTGTCGTAGCTGCTGCCGTTCCATCTCTGGATTACGTAGTGCTGGTTAAGAGGATTGATCAGAGGAATAGCCGGGTGGTCAACCGGAAGTGTAAAGTACATTGACCCTGAGTCATTAGCGTATAGCTGGACACCAACGTCTCGCGCATCTTTAATCACGGCGACAACGTTGCCCTGCCAGAACTCGTCGGAAGCATCGTGAGAGTTCATCTGCCTGATGACAACAACCGTCTTAGCTGCCATTAAAGGATAGCCTCTCTGATCGTGATGCTAACCGTCTGGCCAGATTGGCCTACGACAGTTACGGATGACGTTCCTGGTGGGATGCTAAAGAACTCATAGCTGGAAAGGGTCGATGAATCTGTGGAGGTAGCCGTCTTGAAAGTATCCGTAACTGTTGCATTCTCTGAAGCATGCTCAACAGTTTCGCTGCCAAGCGTAACGGATACGGTAGTTGTAGACGTGATGTTCCAAGTCACCGTAGGCCAAGCAATAGTTGTTCCGCTGTTAACAACCGACAGAGCGCCGCTGCCAGTGCGGGACACAGTTACCTCGCTGGCAAAGTACTTGTATGGGTCTTCTGCCATGAGGCTAATGGTGCACCGGACTGAGTACCCTCTGTTCGGGTCCCCAGCAGCAGATGCCGCATCAGTCAGGAATCTAGGCAGGGCCATTGGCCTAACCATCATGTATAGGCTGTAGCTCCCGCCGACCTTGGGCTGGGTGAACGAGAGCTTTCTCTGCCCGTCTGCGCCTAGCGCTGGGTACGTGCCGGTATCTGCCGCCTTAGGCTGGGCCTGCAGTGCAGCGTTAAGGGCAGTGATCTTATCCCAGAAGTCCCCGTAGCTGCTGCCGTATACCGACAGAGAAATGTTGATCGTGCGAGCAGACAGGTACGCATCGTAGCTATCGACGCCGTCAACGAGCGGGGTGTCTTCCGTGAACGCAGTAATAGGAACGGTAGAGAAGTCTACCTGTTCAATAAGATAGCCAGACGCAGGGGCTGAGCCAATGGCGTCAGGGTCCCTCAAGCTGTTAATGTCCAGAGGCGCTGCCCCTGGACGCTGGATAGTTACTGCTGCGCTAAGATCCATTAGGGTGTCTTCCTTACGCGGCGAGTTGCCTTAGAGATACTGGACCAGCGTCGGTCTGCCGCACTATATAGTTGCGCCAGCTGGATGCTGTTGGTATCTGATGCCCCTGATGCGACCTGCCATTGCTGGAACCGTACGCGGTCAGAGATCAGCATGAACATCGCTTCCTTCTGGACCCAGGCACGCACGGCGTTAGTACCATCGTCGTCGAGCTCGATAGAGGACGAGTCAATCGTAGGCTGGGTATAGTGCTTGTATCCAAACACCCGCAGTGTAGACCCGTCAGGCAGGACGAGATAGGGTGGCATGTGCAACTTTCCATTGAGGAAGTCCCATCCACCAGTAGCCTGGGCATCCTGGGCAAACGGTACTGTAGCGACAAGCTTGCCGCTCTTATACGCGTCCACGCGGTAAACAGTGTCGAGAGTAAGTGTGTCGATAGTAAAGAAAGCTCCGACGGCAGGAGCTGTGTAAGCAACTTCTTCATACGTCTCCTGTGGGCGAATGCGCGAGACCTCCTGAGTACCCCACTTGATCATGTCGTTGAGCTCTGTGTCACTCCATGTAGTGGTGGCCCCGGTGTCACGCAGGTCTCGCCGTACTATAGTCCTGAGTGCTGATAGGGTAATAGCCATAAGGTCTCCTTGCGGTTGCGGGGGCCGGGCCGAAGCCCGACCCCCACTCCCTAGTTACGATTAGAGCGTCGTAGCCGTCGACTCGATGCGGAGGTAGCGTGGCTGGCCGGTCGAGGTATTGCTACCGTCGAACTCACCAGTGGTGCCCTCACCGCGGAGGATGGCGCCGAAGCGCATCTTGAAGCCAAGCGTTGCAACCTGCGCGATTGGATCGCTGTGGTCGCCGCCCGGAGCCACGAAGTAGCTCTGGAGCGTCTGGCTGTCGCCAACGATGTAGGCATCTGGCCCGAAGAGGAACGACGAGTAGACGTCCGTCCCGCTTGCGCCTGCACCGGTGAAGACCTTTGCGTTTGGCGAAACGAGGAAGCGAATACCAGCGTACGCGCCGATTTCTCCGTTGAGGAGGTCGAGCGACTTGGTGTACTTCGTGGCCTCGAGGAATCCGTTCGCGCTGGTATCCGTCAATAGGTCGAACTCGACCGAAGGATGGATGATTGCGCGATAGAATCCGTCAGCGAACGTTGGAACGTTTGCTGCCTTGAGCTTTGCAACAGCCTTCTTGATCGTTAGACCAGTAAGGACGTCGCTGTTGGCGTTGCCGCCGAGCCCAGCTCGGGTAGTAGCGTCACCACCATACATAACGTTGGTGCCCTGGTTGACGACGTCGCGGATGATGTTGTCCATCGACTCCGTGGCGGCACGAGCAAGGCGCTCCGACGCGATTGCGATCAGGTCATGCGGGCTGTCGAGCTGCGCAAGATCTGAGATCTTGAGAACCTTACCGTACTGCTTTGGCACGAAGGACTCAGTCGTGATCGTGAGATCATACTCAGCCGGGGCGCCAGCCTCGGTAAGGGTGTCCGCCACGCCAAGCGGCGTGAGGTCTGGGTAACGCGCATAACGAATCTCGTTGCTGCCCTTCTGGAAGCGACCCGAGGTGTAGTTCCCCGGCATTGCATGGACCAGTCGGTTGCGCAGGTTCTCCTGAGCCTGCTGCGAAACGAGCTCCGTAATGAGCGCAGAATAAGCATTGGATGAGCCAGCATCAAGCGTGGCTCGCGTCTGCGTTGCCATTACTATTTACTCCTTTTGTTACTCGCCCCAAGGATTGCCAAGGGCAGCGATGTCCTTAACAATGTCCTCAGAGGAGCGCTTCTTCCCGGTCGAAGCAACTTGCTTCGCCGGCTTGTTTGGATCTGTGAACTCCTGCTTTGGAGCCCCACCAGTCTTCATGAGAGCCTCGAACTCAGCGGCCCGCTCCTCATCGGAAAGGGTCTCTGCCTTAGCTGCCCACTGGACATAGGTTGGGTATTCCTTGGCTAGTCGCTCACGCTTCTCGGACTCCCGAGTAGCCTTAAGTTCGTTCTCCAAAGTGGTGATGCGTCGCTGCGCACGTTCAAACTCTGTGAGGCTTGCCTCCTCCATCTGGAGCTTCCAAGTCTGAACCTTTTCGTATTCAGCCTTGATCTCATCCAGCTGCTTCTTGGTAGCCGTCAGAGCCTGGTCCTTACCAGCGAGACGCTTCTTCCAAGTGGTGATGTCGTTATCCTGGTCAGTGGCAGGCTCTACCTGCGACTGGTCCTGGTCGTTCAGCACGACTTCGTCGGTCACTTTGACCTCCTTTTAATCCAAGCTCGAAGGGAATGCAGACGGAACCCGTCTGATAGGCTTCGGGCTATTATCTTCAAATGCTTGTCCGATTCCCTTCATTGCGAAAGGAACCGTAGTGAATGGTCCAAAGTCAGAGAATCTGCTTAGGGTGTCATCAATGAGGATGTTCTCTAGGGTGATGTCCTTATCCGTCATGATGCGCTTGTAGACGTTTCTCGCCCATACTGGCGGAACGACCGACAGATCCCACGGCACACCAGGGAATAGCATCGTGGCCATGTACATCATCTCTGGCTTTGCCTCGAGCGCACGGCGGAACGATGGGTCCTCTTCAAGCTGGGCCTCTACGTAATCACGAACGTTCATGTATGCAGAGTATCCAGCCCCAGGAGCCTTGACGCCAAAACCACCCTTGAAGAGCAGTTGGTAGAACTCAGGAAGGATCTTCTTGAACATGTAGCTATATGGGTAGAAGCCAAGCATCGGATGGTTGATAGTGCGCTCAAAGAACGAACGCTGCGAAGCGTAGTACGTTGTCTTGTTCGCTTGCTCGAGAGCCTTGGTGTATGCGTACTGGAACGCATTGTACACAGTCTCTTCTGCGCTGCGGTTAGAGATGATCTCTAGGCTGTTCTCTTGGAACACCTTGATCAAGCTTGGGTCAGCTGCGATCTCTGCGCGCATGGCGTTGCTCACGGCTTCTGAGAATGCTCGGCCTTCTGTGAACATGTTGGCACCACCGCTCTTTGCGGCGTCCATAGATCTATTCACAGCATCGATAACGTTCTGAGCCTCGGTCGAGAAGCCCTTACCGACTAGCAAGGTCTGAACTACCATGTCTCCAAGGTCTGTCATTGCCTCAGGGTTGATCATGCCAGATGCGCTGGCCAGTGTCCTAAGAGCTGACTGCTTGTGGATCAACTCAATGCTTTGCACATCAAGTCTATTTAGTGCTTCGCCCAGCTTATCGGAGGCATCAGCAAGTCCGGCAACAGGAGCAAAGGTACGCATATCATCAGGGACGTATCCCTGCTCCTTGATGGCGTCCTCTAGTCTGATGATTCTCTTGCGAAGAGTTTCAGCAACAGGTAGGATCTCAGTCATGTCGTAACCTGCGTCCTGCAGAGAGATCATGTGCTTGTCCAGCTCAGCTCTCCAGATGTGTGGGTTCTGTGCGTAGTACTCAAAGAGCTCCTCAGGGCCAAGGTTCATACCGCCAAACTGGCCAGCCAGCTCTTCGGACAACCTGCTGTTACCAGTGATTAGCTCCACCTTGGCGGCAAACCGCACGTTGCCTTCTGGGTCAGGGATTCGGTTAAAGCCAACGCCAGCTGGCCTGGATGCCTCAATGTCCGAAAGCACACGCTTGGTGTCCCCTAGTCTCAGTCTATAGTTCACGTAGTTTGTAAAGATAGCGCGAGCGTCTGTTGTCCCATAGTGTGCAGATAGGGCTGACCAGGTGTTGAAGTCCCTGTTTCTCAACGTGTCGGAGAAAGTCTTTGCAGTGAGGTCTAGCGCCAACGCATCCCTATAGGATTCCTTCTTCTGCGCAAGCTTGCCTAAAGATCGACCGGACTTGATGTTCTGCCAAAGTCCGGTGGCTGCCACCACTTCATCGTATCGTCCAGTGGTTGCCTGGGCAATGGCATCGTTTCGGAATACCGCCAAGAAGTTCACGTTGTCTAGATAGTTCTGGGTCTCAGGTCCTACGTCGCTAAGGTTTCTCAGCTGTCCAGCGCTGACGGTTGACACCGAACCATCTTTCGTGATGCTGGCTAGGGTGTCGACGTCAACGCCGCGAGCAGCGTTTAGCGTTGGGCTTTCCAGGTACTCTTGAACAAAGTAGATTGGGTTCAGCTTGAACTTAAGCATTGGGTAGATTCTGTCTGTGTACCCTGCAACCCAAGGAGCCCACACCTTCGCACCGCCGGTGAGGTACTGGGTGCCGCCGATGACGTTCAAATCTCCACGGAAAGCGTACATAACTGCCCGCGTTGGGTCAAATCGCGTTGCACCGTCAGCGGTATTGCGCATGTATGACTGTACAAAGTTATCGTAGGCGCCAACACCTCCGACCCTATCGATGGCGTTCTTGAACGCTGTGTAGTGTTCTGTAGTTTCAAGCCCTCTTGCAGACACGCCCTGAGCAATGCCTCTCTGGACTAGATCGTCAAGTACTGCGTCTACGGCCTCTTCGCCAAGGCCTCCCCTGGCAAGGTATGAAGCCATTCTGCGTCGGATAGATGCAGTGATATACTTCTGCGGGATGTCGCTAAACATTTTAGTACCAAACTCTTGGAGGAACGTAGCCTTGTACTCCGTATTCGGGACCATCTTCTTGGACACCTTCATGACGCTTTCGCTGGTGTTGTCAACGAAAGGCACGATCTTGTTGGAGAACATCCCTGCCCTTCTGCCGCCCTGGGCAGTAGCTGTCTCTAGGAATGAAGGCTTGTAAATCATGTTGTTTGTCGGGGCGAGGGCAACCCTGTATGCGCCATTGTTGAGGCCTGCGATGAAGTCTCCGTCGTAACCCATAAGGCGAAGAGCCGTTGCAAGTCTGGCGGTCTGCCTGTCGGAAAGCTTCTTAGAGGTAAGGCCTTGATCGATAGCTTCGCGCAGGAACTCGTAGATCTCCTTGTGATTCTTGGTCCCGCCGAATGCCCTGACATCGTCAAGCTCATCTGCTGCGGTCTTAGCCCACATAGCTCGGACATCATCAAGATTGTTTGTGTTGTCGAGCCCATCGATAAGCTTCTTGAGGATCTTAGTGTATCCGCTTGGAGCCTTAGGGTTGCTGGCCATCTTCTGAAGCTGTCTCTTAAGCGCAGCCACGTCCCCGTAGGACCCAGCCCTTCTGGCCACGCTGGAGCTAACATTGTCTTCGATGTTTACTGTCACTAGCCTGGCTTCATCGTCTGCATATCTTGATGTGGATTCTGGAGTTGCCTTCTCCACAAGCATATAGACGTGCCGAAGGGCAGTGGCCGTATCGCTAAACAGGTGGTACTTAGATACGACGTTTACCTTGCCGCCAATCTCAGCAAAGATGTTCTGCAGTTGCTCGAATGACTCCTGTCCAATCTCAGCAATAAGCGTTGGGTCAGCTGCCTGGACTCTGTCGAAGAGTCTGTTCACAGTGCCGGTTACTTCGCTTGCGCCAGAGTATCCAATGGACTGCACAAACAGCATCTCTTCTGCAGCCTGGTCAATGGCTGCCTCGTTCTTTGGAAGTCCGCGCTCGTCATAGAACTTGCCGAATCTCTCTTCAAAGGCTCTCCGCCATCCGTCCGCAACCTCGTCCCACTTCATGCCAAGTGCAATAGTCGCTGACTTAGCGTGCTGCTCAAACATGGTTCTGGCAACCTGCTTATTGCGCACCTCGAACGTTAGCTTTACCATCTGAGCTTTGATCTGATCAACTCCGGCCTGGTGGAACGACTCTACGCCAGACTCTCTGATCTGGGATACAAACGTTTTCTCAAACGCCTGGCCAGCTGGTGCGTCTGGGTTGGCACGTCTAATAGCCTGGATATCACCAATGTTCATCTCGCTCTCGATGTAGTTGGCAAGAGCCTTAATCTGCGGGATTGTTCCTCGACCAGGCGTAAGCGCTGCTGCCTGCTGGTCTACGCTGGAGAGAAACTCGATTCGCTTTGTGAGCTCGTCAAGGTTCGTGGCGTCAAACATGCCAACGATACCAGTATCTCCGCCAACGCTGGCTGCAGCAGAAACGTTTGTTCGCATCTGCTCAATGACTTCTTGTGGGGTGAACTGTACATCAGCGCCCCTTCCGCTAAGAGCGCGAAGGTCTTGCTTAGCGTCAAAGTACGCCTTAGCGATACGCTCAGCTACGTTAGTTGCCCTGAATGTGTTCTTTCCAAGGAAGACGTTCTGCATTCCGATCATTCCGAAGTTGGCAATGGCTCTTCCTACAAGTTCGTTGAACGCTCCGGTTGCCCCGTCTCCGAAGATTCCAGCACCGTATCTAGCCACGCGCTCGTTAAGCCTGACCCCACCAAGCTCTCTCTGCATGAGCATGTGGGCTGGTACAGTGAAGGCAGAAGCTAGGTACTTCATGGGCCCGCTTGCGCCCTCAGTAATCGCCTTCAAGGCGCTGTAAGTTCCGTAGATAATCCCATCGTCGATGGCGTTGGCGTTCTTCATGGCCTCTTCAGCATTGGCAATGATCTTCTTCTGTGCCTGGATGACGACAGGGTCTTTGGCGCCTTCTAGGATCTTCTTGGCCTTAGCAATCTCCGCAGTAGCCTGTCGCCCGATAGAAAGTCTTTGGCTAAGATCCATTCCTCTTGGCTTGTTAAGATAAAGAGCAAGTCTCTCTGTTTGGGTAAGCGGTCCGCCAAATGCTGCGATCTCCGATTCCTTGCCAAATGACGAAGGGGACTTCGGTACAACCTGTGGAACTTCTGGCGCTACAAGTGCGTCGTCGATGGCCTTACGGATCTGGTCCCTAACAGGACCAAACTCCGCGTCTAGTACCGCTTGGTGTCTAGCAGCATCGTCTGTTACCTGCTTAATCCTGGCGGAACCCTCCTCCGCAGTAATCTTTCCGGCATCAACAGATTTTCTAATGGCAGCCACAGCTTCTTCTACGGGGTTTTTCTCACCTGCAAAGAATGTAACAGCGTCTTTCACTTCATCTGAATACCCGCTGCCAGTCTTAAATACAGCCCTAACGATTTGGCTGACAATAGATTCTACATATACCTCATCAATAAATCCGGGCTTTGCAGCGTCTGCTTTCCCTTCAGCTGTTTTAAGTTTCTTGAATACTGTCTTTAGAAGACTTGCAGCTTCAGGTACTTTCTCGACAGCAGCTGGGATAACCTCAACAGCCTCACGTGCTGCAGTTTGAACGACTGCTCTTTCGCCAAGGGCTGCTCGCTGAGCAACTCTCTCTAGATTGGATGAACGCAGAGCTGCTCGTCCAGCGAACTGCGCAGCCTTCCGTGCCCCAACAACTCCGCCAATGATACCGCCGCCAACTGCGCCGATAGGCCCAAGGCCCATGAGCCCAGCTGTAGCTCCGCCAGCTACGCCGCCTGCAACTCCGGTGCCTACGCCAACAATGGGCTTAAGCATACCAACCTTGCCTAGCACGGCAGGAGTGTACGTTAGTGGATCTGTGAGTAGGCTGAATACCAGGTTGGCTTCAGGGGAGTCGCTCCATGCGCGCTGCGTCTTAACCATGTAGCTTAGAATGTCCATCTCGTCAGCGCCTGAGTTAATCATTCTTTGGATGTCTGCAGGCAGGTCTTCCTTGCGTGTAACTGCCTTGCGGAAGAATGCTCCGCCAGTGCTCACAACGTTAGACGCAAGCTGTAGAGCCTCGAGGCCCTTGCCAATCGTCCATCCAACAGGGCTGTCAGCTACCAGCTTTACGGCGTCGCCAAGCAAAGGAAGCTTGCTGCCGATAGAGATACCGGTCTTGATCGTGTCCGTTACCGCGCTGCCCATGGCAGCGAACAGCTGCTCATCAGGTCGCAGATCCTTTACCTTTTGGTCTCCACCAATGTCAAGACCAATCCGAAGATCCCTGGTGCTTACATCGTTACCAGGTAGTCTCTGTGATGGCTGATCAAAGTAAAGCGGCATTAAACACTGCCTCCGGTTCCAGGTGGTCTATTTCTAGGAGTGAGCGAGTACGATACTGGCTTAGTCTCCTTTGGCTTAGCGCCAGGCTTTGGAGTTATATCGGTTGGCTTTGTGGTGCCAACTTTATTATTATTAGGACCTCCAAAGATGTTCGGGATATTCCGGAATACCTCACCTAGGAACCCGAATGGCCCGCCGTCTTCCTTCTTGCCAGATCCTCCACCCATATT